TGTCGATCCGCCTGAGGAGGTGTGACGACAGTGCACGAGTCATGTAGCCCAGAATCTCGTGGAACATTCCCCTAAAAAGAAGACGAGGGGTGAAGGGAACGTATCAGGTGAGAACGCGCAGAACGCCAAACGGCGTATTGACAATAAGGAAAAATATGAGTTGTGCACATCGTGTGCGACAACGTCATGCCCTGGGTTTTGTCAACAGGCAACGCATTTTCACAATACCGCCGTGCTGCAGAAGGATAAGTCTTTCTTCTGTGGCGAATGTACTGGCAGGAAAAAAGACCCGGATTCGGACGCTCACGCTGTCGACACTCTGGGGAACAATTGCGATATTTCGCATTACCAGGGAACTGAGGAAAAATCTCAGAGTGTTGTCAGTGATAAAACCCGCGAGGGGGAGGCCAAGGCCAAAATAGCGAGTTACGCGCTAAAAGAGCAGGAGCAGAAGCTACCGGCGGTCGAAGCTAGTTGTGCTTCACACGTTGCTGAAGAGGTGAAACTCGTAGAGTTTGAGAAGTTGAGAGCACGGTTTGCGGTCTTGAGTGAGTATAGGACTCCCAAGGTAGCGCAGGCGCTTCCGGACTTCCCCCCAGTGGTAATCGACATGACGGCATCACTCTTTGACGTCGCCCCATTTCCGGCAGCCCACCCCCGTCCTGTCAATGTCGAGCCCCTCCCCGTCGAAGAACCACCAGTCGCCGGTCTGATTCCGGCGGTCGAGTTGTTGCAGGTTGATGCTGCTCCATACCCAGCCGCGAATCCTCCACCATTACCCATAGAAGTGGACGAGCCAGAAGTATGGCGCGACGCGGGCGATGAGGATGGCGATGAGGGTGATGATGACACCGCCCCAGAACCTGTAGTTGAACCCCCCCTTCCCCCCGGTGGTGATCCGGATGACGATGAAGATGCACCGTTGCCAGTCGTCATGGCCCATGTTTATTACCGCGACGTGGGTCAAGGGGTCACGGTCGGAAGAACCTGGTGGCAATATGTGATGTCGCATGTTATCACCGTTGTCCCTATCATGCCTGAGGACGCAAGAGTGCCGCAAATATCACAAACGGGTGATATGGTTTACGACATTTTTTCGTGTAGGTTGATAAGATGGAATCACGATACCATTGAGAATCCACTGGCCACTGCAGGATTTACGAGGTACGAGGTTAGGGCGTTATACCAACCTTTGTATGAGTCGTTGGTACAGAAGTTCTTCGGGCAATCGCTGATAAAACCCGGTTATGAGGTTGGTCCACATGTGTTCACTGCGTTCATGTCTTACGTGAAAACACAGGCATGTTGCGATGGCATATATAGTGATCACGCGCCGGGAGAGGCTTCACGCGTAGCCACGCGAGTCGTTAGCAGTACCATATACGCTGCGATACAGTATTGTATAGCAATGTATGTGGAAGGTCAACGGCTCATTAAAAACGCTTGACGGGGCGACCAGTGGCGCCCCTATTACCCCCCGGTTGCACGGCCGGGGGTGGTGCATGTTGGTTTGACAAAAGTGGAAGGAGTGGACTGCGAAGTCCAGAAAGCTTTTGTGTTCAACCATAAATTTGAGTGCATTGCCGGTCATCAGTATTGGCAGGGTGGGGAACCCATATTCCCCGTTGGCGAAGAGAAAGTGCAGATGTTGCGTTCGAGGATTGACGTGTCATTTGCACACTCCGGACGCATTTATCGGAACTCAAACGTGAACGTCCGATTTGCAATTCGCCGTATTACTGCTGCACGCGAACCCGGGTCATTCGTAAACGGAGTGCCCGTCGACATAGCGCTAAGTGTGAATCAGAACTTATATATCGAGAGATGGACTCATGCCTTCGAAAGTAGGCACGAGTTTCCGTCAGAAGACCTCGATCTTGAGTGGTGTGTACCCGACATGGACTTGTTGTCGGAGAGAGCCGCGTTGCCACACATAAAACGCATGTTGAGGATTGGAGCTGCGAACGATGTACATAGCTTGGGGTTGTATTTCGTTAAATGGATGGTGAAGAGGTACCAGTATAAGATGAAGAAGGATGAATGGGCAAAGCCGCTCAAATATCCACGCATGATTGGTGACCTTGGCGTCCATGCCAGTTTGGTTGGAGCGTTCTTTACAAATTTGTGTAAAGACTACAGGGCGCGTCGCCCGGTGTCATTTGGACCAGACGGAACTTGCAAATCTAGATTCGTCAAATCGGCTTCAAGTGCTTTGTTGTCCATTGTTTTTGAAGAGGCATGGACATTGACCGAGACGCATGGCATGGCCGTCCACAGCGACGATTCGTTAGT